TTCACTATTAACTTTTGCTTGCCATTTTCTTTTTTCATTATCGTTTAATGCATAGGACACATTTGATGGCTGTTGTTCACTCAAACTGAACGGCATTTGATTCATAAGGACAACTCCATCGGTACACACTTAAAGCGTGACGACTAAAACGTTACACATTACGTAGGTTTAAAAAACGCCTGTGTGATCCACTTCAATTGGTGCATCGGAATACCAGGCATTAGAACGTTCTCCAGTTGATTGACTGGCAAACGTCATAAGAAAGGCTTCAGCAAGGTCAGGTGATTTCAGACCGCGTGCCTTCATTTGTGGTTTTGATTCAACTTTTAATTTTCCAGAAGGCGTAAAAGCAAAACGTGGCGATGTCATTTCATCAATAAACACATCCATTAATTTTTCTACGTCTTCAGACTGGGCTTTAGGTAAACTGCATTGATACCCGCCAAACCATTCCTTCATCTGAAACCACAATTCATCACGCAGACGTTCGTACTTATCGCTGTGGATCGCAGGCCGTTCGGCTACATTCACTCCGCGAACAGGAAGGTTATGCGTGCTGGCGCAAATATCAACGACACCCGCACCAACACCAATAACATCAATGCAAATTTCTACCGGCTTCACCGCAGCACAATCGTATTCTTCACGAATAAGTGCGCTTAACTGAATTGCATCTTTTTCCCGCCAGTATTTAATCGGTTCAGTCATTACGTTACCGCGCCTTTTGGCGAGTGCTGAACGGTCATTTCCCATACGGGCAACATCAACACCCCATATTTCAGGGCCGACTTGTGCCACTTCCCGACCTACCGACAAATCTACGAGATGACGCGGTATAATCGCATCTGCGTCTTCTTTAGGCGGTAAACCCGCTACACGAATACGCCACACATTTGAATCTTTGCCGTATTCTTCTTCAATTTCCTTCGGATAATCAGGATCAACGCGCGTGCTGTCATAACAACTAACGGTTTTTGTAAACCAACGTGTACGGTTTTTTGTAAAGGCATTATGAAAAAATCCATTGGCCCGTGTCGGATTACCCGTCATAACAGTTATCGCACCTGGCGTTGACATCGCACCACGCGCAACTTCAAAAATCTTCTCGTCAATTCCTGACGCTTCATCAATAACGAACAAAACATTCTCACTGTGAAATCCCTGTAACGCTTCAGGATTTTCACGCCTGCTTGTTCGCGCCACCGCAAAGTTGTTTGCTGGGTCTTCAGATAATTCAATACGGTCGTTTTTATGGATCAAAAGCCGTTTAAATTCAGGTTTCATGCACCTGTGCCAGACACCAAGTTCTGACCACAAAACATCAAACAACTGGCTTTGTGAATTAGCCGTACACGGTACTTTACACGGATAATGCGTCAGCATGAACCAATGAATAACAAACGTCAGATACGCAGATTTACCAACTCCGTGACCAGCACGTATGGATATGCGTTTTTTTTTACGAAGCGCTTTCAAACATTCTGTCTGCCATTCTTCAAGTTTTACAGGCTGACCATCTGGGCCTTTGTCATAGACTATGTACGGAAATTCTTCAGGATGCTTTTGAAGATACTCAATTGCATCAAGATCGTCTTTTGATACCTTTGCTTGTACGGTCAACTCAGGCGGGCAGGCTTTGCTGGTGCGCCAGGCGCGTGTGGTGATCCAACGCTGCGACCATGATTAACGGAAGCTGTGCCTTTGCTGACTGTTGGCATCTTTGGTGTTTCTGCCTTCAATGACGGGCCTTTTGTTGACACACGTGAGGATGAGACAAAATTAGACATACGCGGTGTCTTTTCACGCATGGATGGAATAACATTTTTCATTTTTTTTTCCTTTTCAACTGTTTGACATTGGTAAGATCAACGTTCTGTGTGTTCATCACTGTGTCTTCAAACTGACCACAGTAATGTATGTCGGGATATTTGACCGTTATCCATTCAGGATGAAACGTACAACTGTATGTTGTAATTGGTCGTGACACGCTTTCATCAATGCGCGTATGTAAATGATGACAGCGTTCACACGTCATAATAATTGCTCCAGTCCGCTTGCAATGACGATAAGAACAGCCAATGCCCATAACTTCGTATCAAGACGGTCAATTTTCTTTTCAACATCCATAAATCGCTGTAAGCATTCCTGTTCATGCTTTTCTAAGGCGGTTCGCAAATCCTTGTACGTCATGTTTTTTTCTTTTTTTTACGTTTCATAATCTGCGCTTTGGTATATTTCTTTCGCATATCTTTCTTTTTCTTATTACTCGGTCTGCCGCGCTGACTTCCGTATGTGCCTGCACCATAAGCCATGACTCACTCCTTTTATAAAAATGATAATTGTAATTCTGGATCAAATACTAATTCTTTTTCAGATGGTCTTTTTGTTGATGAATATGTGTTCCAATCAATAAACTGGTAATGTCTCATAATGGCCCAGCGTTGAAATTTTTTTAGAAGTATATTTGAATTATTGTAAACCATTGGATAAGGCTTGCAGCCTAAAGCAACAATGTCATTAAATCGGCTAAGAATATCTTCCATCGTTTCATTTGGTTTAAAACCAACTAACATATAAACCATTAAATGATGTGGCGGTGTTCCAAACTTTTCTAATCGTTCCACACCTTTAAAAAATATCTTTTTATCGCCAAGATTATCCCAGGCTGTATATAATCTTTTTGTTTTAAACTTGGAATTATAATATTTAATGTTCGGCAAATATTCCGCAGCACGATCATCAATTAAACGAATATTAATTCCTTGTGAGAAACATACTTTATACTGACCATCAATCAGTTCATTTGCTTTTTGTTCCCATAATGGCTGACCAAAAAAATCATTATCAAGCAATAAAATGTTTTTAGGATACGGATTTCCACGCCAAATTTCAGCTATCGTTTTATTGTCTTTATTTTTTCCTTCTTTCTGCGGAACAACACAAAACTTACACCTTAATCGGCATCCACGTTGTGAAAATCCAATAGAATCTTGAAACTCAGGATAAATTGAATAATCAAAATGTTCGCCATTATCAGGAATTACATCTTCAATTGTTGTTGTAGTTTGAAAACCTGTACCGCCAATAATTGCATTGGGAAAGTTTTTTAAAAATGTATCCTGTTTTTTTTTGTTAAATGTGAAAATAGACGAACCGTACACACGATCATAGTTTTCTTCAAACAATTCACGTCTAGCTGATTTTGTAAAATATATAAAATCACCGTTTTTTCTATGTGCATACGATAAACGCATTAAAGCTAAATTTGGTAATTTTCCGTCAAGATGTGTAATCCTTACACGCATCACGTTTTTTTTCTTCGTATCTTTATAAGCGTCTTAGCAAGGCGCGCCTGGGCCTTCGTGCGCTTGCTCGCCTTACTGTCTGGTTTTAATACTTTGTTGGCAAATTGTGTTGTGGTCATCTTCGCAGCCTTCGCCTTCCTGCTAAACGCACCAGGTCGTTTGATTGCTTTTTGAATCCACTTGCGATGGGCCATCACACTAACCTTTCCCATAAAACACGAAATGCTTTCTCAGCAACACCTGGAACAACACCATTTCCAAGTAAACGTAATCTATCTATTCTGTTTTGATTTGTGTCCACCCCACTGGCAGACCCATTAGCTGTTCCACCCAATTTGGATTTAATACTGCTAATGACTCTTGGTTCTTCCCAGTCGTATTGGGGTTCGTTTGGTCTTGAAGGCCATTGAGCATTATAGCATTCGGAAGTTGATCCACTTGAGTCGCCAATCCGTTGCTGTGTCTTTTGTCTTTGTTCGGAGAATTGTCCACATACATCGAGTCGAAGTGTGCTGTCGGAGTTGGCCAGTTGACTATCACATTGTTCTCCAGACTTTCCACGGCATCCCTCAGTTTGACTGACCAATTCTGTCCT